ATAATTACCTATTAAATGCTGGAAGCTCTCAGGTGCTTCAATAGCACTTATAACGCTCTCGGCGGTAAATCCTGCTGCAACTGCGTTTATAACAGTATCTACAAGTGTTTTGCTGCGCTCTGCCTTTATCTTTTCGTCTTCAGATACGCTAGGTATTTCAAGGTCATAGGTTATTGCATAGCCAAGACCGCCAGTAATACGGTTAAGTTCATGGGTAAAGCGAGTCCATATCTTTAGAGTTAGTGGGTCTATAATGTTCTGCACAAAGTTTCTATCATCTTGCTGCGCTGTAGCAAAGTTATTATTCTCACCAACGCCACGTATAGAAGCTGGAACACCGAAGGCTGAGTCTATCTTTTGGTTTACTTGGTCAAATATACTTTTAAGATCGAGGTTCTTATTGTCTACGTTAAACGGTATCCATTCAATTTGTGCTTCGGCTGGCTTACCACTGTTAGGGTCTACTGGTCTGTGTGCATAGGTTACATTGTTATTCTTGCCAGCACCTCTGTGTCGGGCTTGCATCATCTCTACTATGTCTTTGTATTCTTTTGCGGTTGGGGCTGTGATTATAAACTGACCCGATGGTATAGCACCGTTCTTAAAGAATCCCTGTTGATAGTCGGCAATGTAATCGTCAATCCTAGACCACCGCTTAGCTGCTTCGGTAGATGAATAGCCACGAGCTAGGTTATAGGGGAACATACCCTTTAGGGTTACTACTTCGCTATCACTCCACTGGTTTCCATTTACTGTATAGGTTGTCTTACCTGCAATAGTAGTTTCAACTGCGTTCTCTAAGAACGTATAGCCAGCAATATTATCTGGGGTTATTTGTCCGCCTGGTTTTGCTTCACCATTTTCTAATCGCCACACAAGTATATGAGTGCGAGGGTGAACAAGATACATAACAGCAAGTGCTTCTCTAAAGTCTACTGATGACATCTGCTGGTTAGCGTGGTATAGCTTCTCAACTGCTAGTGCATTATCTACTGTTTTTTTAGTAGCGTCTATTGCATATGGTGATATGAGCATAAATCTATTAACAATCTTGCTGATTGAGGGGTATGCGTTCTCGTAATCATTACTTTTGTAGTATTCGTATATAGAGGTGGTATCGCCAGTTATATTGTGCCATGCTCTTTCTTCAAGTGCTGGGAACTGATTAGTACTTTTATTTATTGCAGTGCTTAGAAAGCCCATTTATTTGTTTCCTTTATAAAGATATAGTGTGAATATAATTGCTTGAATAATAATTGTGAGGGCTAAAAAAGCCTTTAATCCAAAGTACATATAGCCTATTGCTGGAATGCCTACAAATAATAGTATTCCGAGCCATACCTCTGTAAAATTGTCTTTAATATTGTTGAAAAGTTTTTGCATATTTATGACCCTTCTACTACATATATAATACCACAGTAGGTGTTTAGTAGACTCCGCCATACTCTAGCTTAGGTGATGGAGTGGCGTAACAAATAATACAAGCGTCTGCAAGGTCGGGACTTCTAAAGCCACGCTTCTTGTAATCAATCTTGCTCTCTACTTTACGTTTACCTTTATTATCCTGCGCCCACTGTCTTGTCGTAAGCTCCATTAAAAGATCAGGTAATAGTGGTAGTTGAGCTTCTTTAATTATATTTGAGAAGTGAAACCATGCTTCGCTAATCCAGTTAGGATATTTATCTTTATCGCTTGCTGAACCACCGAAGTTAATTGCTACTATATTCTTATATCCTCGTTTCATCATCTCATCAGTAACTCCACCACCTACTCCTGTATCATCAATACGTATCTCAATATCCTTATTAAACTCTACAAATTGCTCTAGTGCATCACAGGTTTCAGGTGTCCTTAGCTTTGAGTGAATATCGTGTTTAATAGTTTTTAAGCCTTTACGTTTCCAAAACACAATCCTATCCATACCCATACGAGCTATGTCAGCACCGACTATTTCTTGTCCATCACCCTCTATCTCACGCTCCATTGCTTCTAATACGTGTGAACGGTTGATAATAGCTTTCTCTGCTTGGCTTATCGGCTCACCTAACCACTTGTGTGCAAAGAGTTCAGGATATTGCCTATCATCTTCCATTTCTAATTTTAGTACGTCAGGTAGCCACCCGTTCTTCACTGCTACGTCAAAGTTAATCTGTGCAACGTAGGTCTTTGGTGGTTTCTTCATTACATACTTCACATAGACAGGGTCAAGTTCTGTTAAACGGTTAAAGGTAAATACTATCTGGCTACCCTCTTTACGTATGGTTGGGGTAAGCACATCTAAGGAGTTCTCAGTAATACTCTGAGCTTCTTCTACCCAGCATATATCTATACCCTCCATAGATTTAATCTCGTTAGTATTGTTTCGTATGCCGCTAAATAATATCTCTGTACCAGTCTTGGTATTAGTAATGCTGTCTTTTAATATCTCGTAATCATTGAACTCGTATTGTTGTATAAGATCTGATAGTAATTTATGTACAGAGTCTTTAATAGACTTCTGTAGCTCACGAGTACAAAGTATTCTTATTTTCTTCTGTCTACCCCTCAGTAACAAGGCACGAGCAACGCTATGCGACTTTAAGCTGCCTCTGCCACCATAGTAAACGAGGTAACGCCAGTAAGGATTAAAGAGTTCCTTATACTCACTTGCTATCTGTACTTTTGTCTTTGTCGTTTCCATCGACAAACTCCACGAGAGCGACCTTTAATGGTTCATCACCACTGGTAATATCTATGTGCTTACCAAAACCGTTCTCTGCTAACCACTTCATAGCTTGAGGGTCACCAGCCATAGCCTTAGTTGTAGCAACATAGACAATTGCATCCCAACCTTTATTACCGTATAGACGTTTAAGTTCATCTTTATTTTTTAGAGTTGTCTTTGACCAGTCTATATTTTCTAGTACTTCCCTTATGATTGTAGACAAGTGCCGAGAACCTGCTTTGTTTCTACCGCCCTTAGCTCCCATCTCTTTGGCATTCTCTGGTGTAAACTGGTGTTCCTTTGGTGGTATCGGCTTATAATCGCTCATCCCGCTAATCTCCCGCTATATTGTTACCGTTATTGTTAGTGTCATAGCTGCCAACCAATATACGCCATGCTTTATATCACCATGAAATAGGTATACTGATGCTGCAAATAAATCTAGCGTCGCAAGTATTATTGGGAACGTCTTAGTTGATATTAGGTGCTCCATCTTCCCAGCCCTCCTCACTTCCTGTTATAAACTTATGGTATCTCTTTCTAATCACGTCAACGTATTTTGGGTCAAGCTCCATGCCGTAGCAAGTGCGGTCTGTTTGTTCAGCTGCCATTAAAGTACTGCCACTCCCCAAGAAGTTATCAAATACTAAGTCACCTGCTTTTGTACTGTTATTAATTAAGTAACTAAGAATAGAGATGGGTTTCATAGTTGGGTGTTCACCATTCCTTTGTGGTCTATCAAACTCTAAAACAGTTGTTTGCTTCCTGTCTGTGTACCAAGAATGACTTGCTCCTGACTTCCATCCATATAGTATAGGCTCATGCTGCCAATGATAGTCTTGTCTTCCCATAACCATAGATTGTTTAACCCATACTAAACACTGCTTTAATAACCAACCGACTTCTTTTACAGCACCTCTAAAGTTATAGCCCTCTGAATCTGCGTGGAATATATAGAATGAAGCACCGCTTTTCATGTGTTCATCTGCTCTGCGATGAGAATCTGATAAGAATGCAAGGAACTCGCCATCATCCATTTTGTCATTCTCTATTTTTAGAGCATCCTTAGTTTTGCCTGTGTAGTCTACGTTGTAAGGTGGGTCTGTTAGGTATAAGTCTATCTGTTGTTCACCGAGAAGAATATTAGTATCTTCTTCACTTGTGGCACTACCGCACATTACTCTGTGCCTTCCTAGTTGATACACCTCACCAAGCTTACTCACTGGCGGCTCATCAGACACTTCTGGTGCTTCATCTTCTTCGACTTCGGTTTCTTCATCGCTCCCATAGCTACCAAGTGCATCAAAGCTAGTACTCTCATATACCTCAGCTTCATTTAATTCATATTTACCTATAAACTCATCTATCCCCTCTTGAGTGATTGTGGCATATTGGCTAGTTATCTCTAAAAGCCTCGCCATAGCTTCTTGTAAGTCTTTAGCAGGTACTTTTAGATAAGGTATGGGATTATTCCATCCCTCTGTAGTTAGAACTCTCTGCCGCTGATGTCCGTCTAATAAATGCAGTAATCCTTCCTTATCTTCCCAGACATATACAGGATAACTAAAGCCTCTTCGCTCTATAGTATTCTTTAGTTTTTTATAGTTAGCATCAGTAAGGTCTTTAAGGTCGCCTTGCGTTGCTAATAGGTCAGCTATTGGCTTTGTTGGGAGATTATTCGGGTTGTGAACTTTCATTTGATCTTCTCCACATATCAGTTATGTATGCTTTTAATTTGCCTCTTGCGTCATCACTATCAACTTTTCTAACATCTAGTACCATTGCAAGTCCATCTCGTTCTATTCGTATAGACTTCTGGTTTTTGAGTGGTTGGTTGGCTTCTTCCCCTGTCATAAAGTTAAACTCAGGCAATTGCTTTACTAGCCATTCCTTTATTTCGTTTACGTTTACATCGTCATTCATATTATGATTTTACCACATTATTTATAGTTGATTGCCATAAGCCTAGTTGCTCTTGATGAGCTTTGTATAATTCTTTTGCTTTGTTTCTTTCTGCTTCATATTGTTGTTGGTTCATATCTCTAAGACGTTCTAGTGTCTGTATGATACTCTCAGGCATTGCGTTATAGGTTTCTATTCTGTGTTTAGTTTTAATTGAACGCCCTCTTGCTGCTTGTGTCAGCCACTCTGGGGGTAGTTCGTTATAGTTTGGCTCTATGTTAGGCATTATAACTGGTAAGCCGTAAGATAGACTCTCAAGCATAGGTAAGCATAGACCACCATAACGTCTAGGGATTAAAACAACGTGATGTCCGTTCTCGTATAGTTCTCTTTGATCTTCTACTTCGTTAGCGAGTTGATCGTGT